TACCGACAGATCTATTTAAATAAATTTCAAGTGTTGCCTTTGCCTCAGATATCTGAGCCTTATAACGATCTACTAATGCATCTAAGATTTTTGACATAATGCTACTCCTTACCATATTTTTTATTAAAAGTCAATAGAAATGATGTAAATATATTAAAAAAAATATGAAGCATACTCCCAATATATTTATAATATACTCTATATCACTTGGTCTCATAGTACTATCCTCTCTTTTTTTAAGTCTATTTCTTGCATATCTAGCCAATTATACCCAATCTTTAACTCAGTGTCAAGTGGCACATTGAACTCTACCTTGTAGAAATCATACAAAGAATCAATAACATTTCTTGTTGCTTTGTCCAGTATCTCTGTCATAAGTTTTATCTCATCTGGATGGGCATCAACAACTATAGAATCATGTACAGTATTAACTAATAAACTTTTTACATTCTTATCTAACATCATTTTGTAAGCATTGATACAAGCAATAGGAACTATATCTGCAGTAGCAAAGCCCTGGACTGGGTAGTTCTTTATCTGTGTAGAATAGCTAGAGCCACCCCATGCCTGCCTCTGTGCATATGGAAAAGAATACTCACGACCTGATGGTAGTTTTACTTTCTTAAACTCAATAGCACTGCTCTGTAAATTTTCATGCCACTTAGCTATGTCTTTGTACTTCTCAAGGAATGCTTTGTAATATCTTTTCTCATCTTCTGTTCCTGACATGCCACCATATAATGGTTTAAATGTATGTGCCTTTGCATCTTGCCTGCTAACACCAATAGTATCTGCAGTAAACTGATGTACATCTACACCATCATCTATGTCTTTCATGCCCTGCTTATCCTGTGCTAAAAATACAGCAGTCCTAAATTCTAGTTGAGAGAAATCTATCTCCATAATTTTACCACCTTCAAATCTAGATGTAATAACTTTACGAATAGGAAAAGTATTACCCCTTGGTTGATTCTGAAAGTTAGGGTCACGACTTGATAGTCTAGCTGTAGCTGTAACACACTGCATAAACTTTGGATGCAGAATACTATCTTCATTCACATGATCTCTTATGCCATTTACAAATGTATTTAAGTATGTGTCTATAGCATTGTATCTAATAATTAAATCTACAAACTCTTTCATATCTCCTTTGGCACGCATAGATAGTTTTCTAAGTGTATCTCTGTCTGTCTTAAATCCACCCTCTGCTACCTCTGATACACCAACAGGCATCTGGTTAAAACCTGCAGTTCTATTAAGCTGTAGATAAATTACTCCTTCTCCGTTGCAATGAGGACACTTTGTAAGATTCTTAAATGGTTCTCCATTAACTTTAAATCTTCTAATTAAACCTTTACCTTCACAGTGAC